AGACCCCAGCAATCCCATGTGGAGTGTGCCTCCTTCGGATGATCCGTACTGGGAGGACCGTCACAAGGAAGGCCATGATGAAGAAGTGTACTGGCTCGAGCGTGAGCGAGAGTACTGGTTTACTGTTGCTAAGAGTTTCTACCACGCATGTGGGGGGCCTGATTGCTGTCCCTTCAATGCTCGTAAACTTCTTTCTACATACACCCCGTTCTTTGAGGAGAAAACTTATGGACCTCTCGACTGAACCTAATTGGAAAAATGTCGCAGAAAATTTTTGGTATGCTGCCTTCCATGGAGATAACGATCTCATGGAGCACATGATAGAGAGATACACTGATTGGTTTGATGAGGATGATGCAGATGTCGAATAAAGTATTTGAAATAAGAATCAATGTCACAAGTACAACGTGGGACAGTGCCTATGCTTATGTTGAAGCCAAGACTGAGAAAGAAGCAAAGGAAATGTTTGAAGCAAATCCCTACAACTTTGACTGGGATGGGTGGGAAACCCATGACAGTGAGACTCGTGACTGGGAAGTAGATAGCATAGAGTATGATGAGTTCATGACCAACCGTATGAAGGAGCAGAATGGTGAAGAAGTTTGAAGTATATATTAATGTCGAAGATGTATACTCGTTCCGGGTAGAAGCTGAAGACAAAGAACAGGTAGATGAAATCATTCAGGAAATGTTTGATGAGTACGGCATGGACTTCCATTCCTTCTTGGCAGACCGCCGAGCTGATAGGGGTAGGCATGATGGGTATGATGATTATCAGATTGATATCCTTGAGATCATTCCTGCTGATCAGGCTGACCAAATCATTATGGAAAATAAACTTACTGAACGCATGATGCACGAGGATCTTGATGACTAATAAACAATGGGCCATCCGTGTCAACGGTGACACTTGGATGTCAGAAGGATACTGGATGGATGACAACGGTGACTGGCAAGCAGACGTTGCTTTGTATAGCACGGCTTCAGAAGCTAAGAAGGATGCCGCATGGTTCTCTAAAGATAGTGCTCATGTATATGAGGCTAAACTTTATGAAGAAAAGTAAAGAAAAGATCTTGACATTCTTATTTTTAGTGGTAGGATATACATTAGTAATGTATCTTCTAATCACTGGATGGCAACTTAAATCAATAGGAGAGTAATATGTCCCACGAGATGTATGAAAACGATAGTGCTGTGTACGCAGGACAGGCCGCTTGGCATGGTCTTGGTACGGTAGTAGAGGATGCCCCTACCCCTAAGGAAGCGCTCAGATTGAGCGGCCTTGACTGGGAAGTAGAGAAGTCCGGTTCCCTTGGAGCACTGCGACAGGACGGTGGTATTAGTTATACCTCTGACTACGTAGCAACTGTTCGAAAGGATACTAATGAGGTGCTTGGTATTGTCAGCCCCAGTTATGAGGTTGTACAGAATCAAGAACTGTTTAATGCTGCCTATGAACTAGGTGGTGAGGTGAAGGTAGAGACAGCAGGTAGCTTGAGGAATGGCCGTCAAATCTATGTCCTTCTGAAGGGTGAAACCTTTGATGCTACTGGTCGTGGTGATGAGGTAACGGATTACTTGGCTCTTCTAAACAGTCATGATACAACCCTTGCTTTCTCAGCATTGCCTACGTCAGTACGTATTGTCTGTGCTAACACCCTTGGCATGGCCCTTCAACATGGGTCGCGCAAGATGTACAGAGTTACTCATGCTGGTAACATCGATGAGAAGCTCTTCGCTATGCGAGAAGCCCTCAGTATGTACCGTAGCACGGGCAAGATGTTCCGTGAAACAGTGCAGGAACTGAGCATGCACAGTTGGGATCGTCACCAGATCTCTAAGTTCTGGATGGATGCATACCAAACCCTTGAGGGTCCGGTAAATCCTAACCCAACTAATGAGCATGAAGAGAAGAGTTATAAGAAGGCAGTAGTCACCCTTGATACGTGGGCTCAGACCTTCGACGAGGAACGACACCTCGCTGGTACTGGTCCTTGGAACGCTGCTAATGCAGTGACCCATTGGATTCAACACCGTATCCCTACCAAGGGACGGAAGCGTACCGATGCCTCTAAGGCAGCACGCAACCTGCTTGGCGAGGGACAGAAGCAAAGCCTGAGAGTCATGCAAATGGCAATGAAGGCTGTCTAATAATTAATCAGGGGGCGGGGAAGTTTCTAGTCCTCTACGGAGGATAATGGTTAGCCCCGCCCCTTGGTTATTATTATTATGGAGGATCTTATGGTTGACAAACAAGATTTACCATGGAACGATGCAAAGCCTTGGGCTGATACAGCTAGGAATAAGATGAAAGCCAAGGCTGAAGGACGCAGATGGGAGCCCACTAACATGAATACTAAGCGTGGGTTTGGAGCAGGCAAGGGAGATGAACAGAGAGAAAGTAATGTACCAAAGGAAGTATATGATTTGAATTATGATCTTGCCTTCGGGAAGATAACCCGTGAGGAATTCGATGCTAAGCTCAAAGAACTTGGGCTTTAAGGAGACTTCAAATGGAACAATGGCGTAGCCTGACTGTAGATCAACAGGCTAAAAGACTACATGAACAGAACATCCTTGAGCATGGCATGCTTGAGGGTGGTATCATCCGCTATTGGCGAGAATACACAAGAGCCCCTGATGAGGGTATCCCTGAGCAGCAGCTACTGGACTCAGCAGTGCTCAATCTCATACCTCTATACCAAAGTTGGATTGATAAGGTATGTAGTAATAAACGATCTCCCGATTGGATCTATCCACTCATGAGGATAGGTGCTGCCAAGATGGCAGACCTTACTTTAAGAACCCTTATACGATGCTGGCTTAACCCTCAGTGGTGGGTTGAAGGTAAGACATCTCAACCTCCCCTCGCACAGAAGGTAGCCACTATGATATCCAATGATGCTTTAGCTATCATTAACTATCAGGATGCCCGAGAAGAATACAAGGATGACTGGACTAAACAATCTAAGTTCATTAAGAACTGGACACCCCAACGTTGTGCTGCCTTTGCTAAGAAGATGGGCATGGTACGTAAGATGACGGTTAAGCAGAAGCAAGACTTCGGTCACCACATGTTACGTATTGCTGAACAGTCAGACGTTATCACTACAAGGGTAGCAGTGGTCAAGACTGGTGCTAGCTGGAAGAAGAGTAAAAGACTTTATGTTGAGATCAATGCGGATATCCTACAGGAACTACATAGAAGACATGACATACTACAGAACATGGCTGTGTTGTATCGTCCTATGGTAACCCCTCCGGTAGAACATACCCTCGAGAGGAGTGGAGGTTATCTTAACCCTTGGATACGTAAGGAAATGGTACAAAGATATAGATCTAACTATGATAACCCTGATGTAATAAAACCCCAGAATTATTCCATGCCCAGTCAGTTAGTACTGGATGGGGTAAATGCTCAGATGGAAACTGAGTGGAGTATCAATGAGCGTGTGCTTACTGTTATGGAAACCTTATTTAAAAACAATTCACAGTATGCTAACCTACCATCGTATGACTTTAGTGAGTACAACTGCGATGGTGACTACCCTGTTGAGGGTACAAAGATGGAGCAGGCAGTATGGTGTCAGAATAAAGAAGAGATGTGGGGCCAGTGGTATAAACAAGAACAGTTAAGAGGCAGGATGCTAGTGCGTCTAGCCCTTGCTAAAAACCTAATGAGCTACAGGTTTTTCTACATGCCGTACACCCTAGACTTTAGAGGTAGAGCCTACAGTACATGCGAACTCCTATCTTGTCAGGGTAGTGACCTTGACAAGGGATTAGTTATGTTTGCAAATGCTGTGGAACAAACAGAAGAAGGATTGTACTGGCTAAAGGTTCACTGCGCTAACATGTTTGATCAAGATAAAGTTTCTTTTGATGAGCGTGTGCAGTGGGTAGATGACAACTGGGATATGCTTCTTCGTGTATCAGAAGATCCTTATGAGAATAAAGAATGGATTGATGATGCCCCTAAGAAAAATAAATCCTTCCAACGGTTGGCTGTTATATATGATCTCACCCGAACAGATGGGTTGACACAGGTTCCTGTTCAGATGGATGGGGCATGCAACGGTAGCCAACACTGGTCAGCTATCATGGGTGATGAGGTTACGGCTACCCTTACTAATGTTAAGCCAAGTGATAAGCCTCAGGATCTGTATCAGTACATTGCAGATAGAGTAACAGATGTGTGTAAGGATGATGAAGATAATGAATGGTATCAAAACTTTCTTAACCATTGGAATAGTAAGATTGAACGTAAGGTAACCAAGCGTCCCACTATGTGTGATGCTTATGGCCTGACGTTCTATGGTATACAGAAATACATTAAGATTGAAGGGCATGTAGACTGGGTTGCTCCAGAGAAAAGAGGGGGAGCAATCGTTGAGCTCGCCCGAGCAATCCAAACTGGTCTGGACACTACGTTGGTGCAGCCTAATAAAGGCAAGGAGTATCTTAAAGAGATATGTAACATTGCCTCCAGTGTAAATCAAAGTTTAGAGTACACTGTACCCTCAGGGTTTAAGGTAGTCCACCAGTATACAAAGGTTAAGAAGAGGAGAAGCTTAGCTTCTTTGTTTAAACACAAGGAACTTACCTTCACCACATTTACCGGGGAAGTAGATAGGAAGCTGGCCGAGCAAGGCATACCTCCTAACTACATCCATTCACTAGATGCAAGCCATATGTTTTGCACAATTATGAGGATGATTATGTTGGGTATTAAATCTTTTAGTATGATACACGATTCGTTTGGATGTCATGCACCATATGTTAGTACTATGCGTACCTGTATTAAGGAGGAATTTTATGAAATGCACCAATGGAACTTGTTGGAACGATTCAGAGAAGATGTGCAAGAACAACTCGGAGTGCTGCTCCCAGATGTGCCAGTGCGGGGAACATTCGACTTGTCAAGCGTTCTTCAATCAGATTATTTCTTCGCCTGATCGAAGAGAGATTAGCTGGCGGGACGCAGAAACTTATGGAGATAGTGGATGGCTTACTGCGGAGGAGGCGTGTGAAAATCTACGCACTCCTCCGCCTATTATGAAAACTATAGGATACGTACTCTATGAGGACGATCTCTTTATCTCCCTGTGTGATACGATTGGACCGGAAGAAACTTCGGCCATCACAAAGATTCCTAAGACAATGATACTGTCAATGCAAATCTTTTCAAGCATGGAGGATGGATATGAAACTACTGATTGATAATGAAGGAGACATGGAGCTGAGTATTAAGTATGCAACAACACTTGCACTTAATAAAGAACGACGCACACTTAGCTGCTACTTTCCTAGCAATGAATTTATGACGGTCTTTGTACAAAACCTTGTCACTTCTTATATTGACAATGATGTACCCCTTGTACCAAACCTAATGATTGAGCTGGTATGTCCAGCAGATGAGGAGGAAATTGATGACGAACTGGTCTGATGAAGTGATCGACCTTGAAGGAGATATGTATTTTTCTGACGAAGCCATAGATAATGTGTTGACAGCAGACAATTGGGATGCTATAATTATTGATATGGCTGATGATGAGGAGATGTATGAAGATGTTGACTGAGTTTTACAAGAAGACAAAGAAGAAAGAGCCTAAGGTAACACAGTTGATGTTGCTTACAAGTGGTAAGCTGAATAAGTTTCAGCGAATGGCTATCGTACATGGCCTAGATCTGCACGCTTCTATCCCTGCTAAGGGTGCAGACCTTCCCCCTCTTGCTCTACAATGGAAGCAGGCATACGGAGGAAAGTCAAATGGCTAGGGTATTAGTTATTGGAGATTTGCATTTGCCCGCAGTACATGCAGATTACTTGGAGTTCTGTAAGTCTTTGAAGAAGAAGTATAGGACTAACCAGACAATCTTTATTGGTGATGTGTTAGATCTCCATGCTATCTCATTTCATAAGAAGCATCCTGAATCGGATGGTGCTATGGGTGAGTATAACAAAGCAATGGACGGCCTCAAGGAATGGCGTAAGGCTTTCCCTGTCGCCAAGGTTTGTATTGGTAATCACGATGAGCGTATCCATAGGCTTGCTGCTGACAGCGGTATCCCTCAGATGTACCTTCGTGAGTACAGCGAACTGTATAAGACTCCTAAGTGGGAGTGGGAGTACAGCTTCGTAGAAGACGGTGTGTTCTACTATCATGGTACTGGTCAGAACAATCAGTATCCATCCTTCAATGCCGCAAGGACAAGAGGATGTAATGTGGTAAGCGGACACACTCACTCAGTCGCCAGCATTAACTGGATGGCTGGCCCTACCAACAAGGTGTTCGGCATGAACGTTGGGTCGGGTATAGATATTAATCATACGGGCATGGCTTATGGAAACGTGTTCCTTAAGAAGCCTATTATTTCTGCTGGGGTTGTCATTGATGGACATCCCTATCTGGAACTGATGTAAGGAGAGTTCATATGGAAGAAATGAACACAGAAGTTATGGAAGAAAATATGGAAGATATGCAACTTCCAGCTGGTATTAAGACAGATACTGTGCTAAAATACTTAGGTGACTTGTCGGGTGCTTTGTCTAGCATCGCCAACGACATTAACCAGACAATCGTAAATGTAATTTCCGCAGGTAATGATGAAACAAAGGAGAACAATAGTGATGACGAAAATCAATCCATTTAATACTGAAACCCTCAATGTGCAGTGGTCCCACCTTCACCGTCCCGACGATAAGTTCGGAGCGGATGCAGCAAACCACAACATTACTGTCATCGTTGATGACGAGCTTCAGAGGAAGCTTGAGGACCTGAAGCAGGAGCATGGCAGTGCTAAGATTAACGGCCTTCGTACTAACGACGATGGTGTTACTCTTCTCAAGGTAAAGACCAAGCTCTTTGTCAAGGACAACATCGAGGCATTCCCTTGCCGTGATGCTTCTGATGACGAGACGAATGCTATCCCGTTCGGCGGTGATAAAGTTCGGCTTCGTCTGAAGCCAGCAGTCCTGACTCGGGATGGATCCATGTCCCTGTACCTCAATGGTTGTCAGATCATTGAGAAGGGTGAAGGCTACTCTAACAGCAGTGGCTTTAGTAAGACTGAAGGATTCACCGGCAACGTTGAGGTCAAGGAAGCTGACACCGACGCTGACGGTATGCCGTTCTAATCATGGGCAATGAATGGGTATTCCCCATCAGCCCGGTGGCCGCAAGTAGGCCTCGTGTCACACGATACGGGGCTTACTTTGCCGGTCCATACAAACGGTTCCGAGAGGAGTGCGATGATGTTATCTGCTCTGTTCTTGGGCCTGACTTTGAGCCAATTAAAGATCCCGTTAAGGTAGACCTAGAACTATACATTAAACAACCCAAGAAGACTAAGCTATCAAGACCTAAGGCAGACGTAGATAATTTTATTAAAGCGATATTTGATTCAATGAACAAGAGATTATGGGTAGATGATGTGCAGGTTGTAGAAGTTTACGCTTCAAAGCAATGGGCTCCTAAAGGAGAAGAAGGTTACTTTACTCTAGGGTTAGAAACTTTAGGCCAGTAGCTCAGCGGTCAGAGCATGCGGCTCATAATCGCTTGGTCCCCGGTTCGAATCCGGGCTGGCCTACTATAAGAGTATGCGAACTGCTGCGACGGCGAAAGCCCTAGTGCTGGGGGACATACTCTTATACTCCGGTAGCTCAGGGGACAGAGCAACGGCCTTCTAAGCCGTGGGTCGTAGGTTCGAATCCTACCCGGAGTGCTTGTTAGGGTACAGAGAGGATCGCGGATCCAGAAGTAAGCAGAACGCAGCGAGCTTTCCCTTTCTGTATCCTAACAAGGGCTCCGTAGCCCAACCGGCAGAGGCAGTGGACTTAAAATCCATACAGTGTGGGTTCGAATCCCACCGGAGCTATTATGATATATGATATATTAATTAGTATAGTCTTAACATACGTAGTATTCTTTATTGTATGTAAGATTTGGTTTTACAAAGGGGGAAAAGACGATGGATAAAGCAGGTATAGGACTAGGCTTGATGGCACTAGGAGGATGTAAGTCAGTAGGGAAGCCCCCAAAGGTTTCCCTCTCTGATTATATCCCGCCTACTGAAACAACAACCATTGAGCAGGTGCATGGCTTAGAGAATCTTAGTATTCTTAGTGCCATTGGAGGGTTGTGTTTACTAGCAGGGATGGCCCTGTTAGTTATTTCGAGGGGAACTATGGGGTGGAGACCGGTGATCGGTGGTGTTATAATGATCACGGTTAATTACCTCATAGCTTTGTATGCGGATTGGCTGTTCATTCCAGTACTTATTGTCACCGGTGCTATCAGTTTAGCATGGGGCTGGAGAACAGTTACAAGTATAGTTAAAGGAAAGAAGGATGGTATCTTTATAAGGAGAACCAAATGATTTTTAACAGTATTATTTCTACCGTATGTGCTTGGAGCTTGTGTTTCATTGCCGGTGCTTGGTTAGGTCGGCCTATGTTTAGCTGGCTTGGCAAGAAGATTCCCTTTATGAATGGGTGAGGAGAACTAAATGTTTGACATGGAGAGTGGAAACGCAATAGGCAAGGAACGATGCCCTGCTTGTGCATCTATGGGACGGGACAGATCAGGAGATAACATGGCCGTCTACGATGACGGTCACAAGTATTGTTTTTCTTGTGGTCATTACATACACGGTACAGGAGATAAGACTATGAAAGCTAATCCCGTTGAGCGTAACGGAAACTTTAAGATTTATAAAGGTGCATTGAAGGGTATCCCCGAGCGTATGATCTATGAGGATACCGTTCGGAAGTTTGGCTATGAGACTGCTCAAGTCAATGGGGAAACAGCTGAGGTTGCTTCCTTTGTCAAGGATGGCAGAACTGTAGCACAGCATGTGCGATGCCCCGGCAAGAAGTTTACGTGGACTGGTGATACACACCGTCTGCCCTTGTGGGGACAGGATAAGTGGAAGACGGGAGGCCGTCGTGTCGTTGTGACCGAAGGCGAGTACGATTGCATGACGGTCTCCCAGCTCCAAGAGAACCGCTGGCCTGTGGTTAGCGTGCCTAATGGAGCACAGAGTGCAGTACGAGCAGTCAAGGATAACCTTGAGTGGCTCAGTAGTTACGATGAAGTTGTTATTATGTTTGATATGGATGAGCCCGGACAGGAAGCTGCCGTTAAGGTTGCTGAGCTTCTGCCTCCCGGCAAAGCTAAGATTGCATCCCTTCCTTTCAAGGACGCCAATGAGTGTCTGGTCAAGGGTAAGGGTAAGGCTGTCATTAGTTCTATTTGGGAAGCTCGGGCCTATAGCCCGGACGAGATCCTCCATGTCTCACAAATCTCAGATAGCATGGATACCTCAGAGACTAGGGTGTATCCCTTCCCCTTCCCTAAGATGACTGACTTTCTTATCGGTCAGAGAAGCGGAGAGATTACCTTGTGGTGCTCAGGTACTGGGTCAGGTAAGTCTACGATTATCAGAGAGTTGATCAGTGACCACCTTACCGCAGGTCGTTCAGTCGGTGCTATCATGTTGGAAGAGTCACCACAGGAAACTATGGATGACATGATCTCCCTTATGATTAACAAACCGGTACGTGCTCAGAAGGCTATGCGTATCATGAATGACCTGCGCCAGAAGATGGGCAAAGGTGATCCTGATATCGACATCATCAATGAGTTCACTGACGAAGAGTATGCAGATGCAAAGAAGGCCCTTGGTAATACCGGTCTGTATATCTACGACCACCTTGGTAACTCTGCCTTGACTAACCTCCTTGCTCGCATGGAGTTCATGGCTGTATCTCTTGAGGTGGATGTGATCGTGCTTGACCATATCACCGCTGCTGCTGCTGGATTGCTGGGCAGTCAGGATGATTCCTATAACGGGAATAACTCTGAACGTCTGGTCATTGATAACATCATGAAGGAAATGCGTAGCCTCGTGTCTCGCACGGGTGTACGTATCGATGTAATCTCCCAACTTAAGAAGACGCAGAAGGCTTATGAAGAGGGTGACCGTATCACTCTTCAGGATCTCCGTGGCTCTGGCTCACTGTCTAGTGTACCCAATGTCGTGGTTGCTCTTGAACGTGACCGACAGAACCCTGATCCTAAGCTGGCTAACACTACCTCAGTTCGGGTACTTAAGAATCGTTTGACTGGCAAGGCTGGTGTAGCTGCGTGTCTGTTCTACGATCACGAGACAGGTCGGACAAGAGAGATTGACTTTGCTCTTGATGATTCTGGCTCTATTCTTGTTGACCCTAACGACTGATAGAAAGGAAAGATCCTCATGAACCGGATCGCTTTTGATATCGAGGCCAATGGCCTGAATGAATTAGTTCTTAATAGAAAAGGTGAAGTAATATATGAAGCGGATACTGTATGGTGCATTGCTGTTGTTGATATCGACACTGGTGAAGTTAAATCTTTTGGTCCAGATCATATTAAGGATGGCGTTGATTGTTTGCGGAATGCTGATCTTCTCGTCGGCCACAATATTATTGCTTACGATCTTCCTGTGTTACGCAGGCTGTTCGGTCCTATTAACACACCCGCTTATGATTCCCTTGTTGTCTCTAGGCTCATGTATCCAGACAAGAAGGAACACCCTCTAGGGGGCAACAGCCTTCAGTGCTGGGGTGAGCATCTAGGTTGTCTTAAGATGGACTATCAGGGTGGATGGGATGTCTTCTCAGATGAGATGATGACCTACTGCATCCAAGATACTAAGGTAACTGTGGAAATCTTCAACAAGCAGAAAGCGTTTGTTGAATCCCATAAGAAGATTGTTAGGCTTGAGCACATGGTGTCCAAGATCATCTCAGATCAAGGATGCAATGGGTTTGGGTTTGATGTGAACAAGGCACTAGACCTTGAGCAGGAACTTCTCTATGACAAGTCCGAGATTGAGGACGAGATGAGAAGTATCTTCCCTCCCATCGTGGAGGAACGTTGGTCTGAGAAGACAGGCAAGCGGCTCAAGGATAAGGTTACGGTGTTCAACCCATCAAGCCGACAGCAGATTGCCCAACGTCTTAACACTAAGTACGGGTGGAAAGCCCCTCGTACTGACAAGGGTAACCCTAAGGTAGATGCCGAGGTGGTAAAGAAGCTTGAGTTTCCTGAAGCAAAGGAACTCGTTAAGTACTTCGATATCATTAAGACCATGGGGTTTCTTAAGGATTGGATTACCCGTGCTGAGAACTCTAGGGATGGCAGGCTTCATGGCAATGTCAACCCACAGGGTACAGTCACAGGTCGTATGACATGCAGTCAGCCTAACCTACAGCAGGTAACCTCTGACCGTAGAGTACGCAGCTTGTTTGTACCTCGCAAGGGTTGGAAGCAGGTAGGCATTGACGCCTCTGGTCTGGAGGCTAGGATGCTGGCTAGTCGCATGCACCGTTGGGACAACGGAGCCTATAGTAAAGTTGTGTTGGAAGGTGACATACATCAGACAAACATGGATGCTACTGGAATCACTGAACGCGACAACGTAAAGACATTCTTCTATGGTTTTATCTATGGTGCAGGTGATGCAAAGATAGGTAAGATCATTGGAAAGAATGCTGCTGCTGGTAAGGCACTTAAGGAAAAGTTCCTAAACAACTTGCCAGCTCTTAAGAAACTTATCGAAGCTTGTAAGTTTCAGAGTAATAAGAAGAATACTATTACCTTACTCGATGGAAGGGAAGCTCCCTGCCGTAGCGAACATGCTGCACTTAACGTACAGCTACAAGGTGATGGTGCTATTGTTATGAAAGCTGCCCAATGTCTCCTTGCAAATAAGATCAACAAGGAGTACAATGGTAGGGCTTTCTTTATGGCTACTGTTCACGACGAATGGCAACTAGAATGTGAACCCGAGATTGCTGAGAAGATTGGTCAGCTTGGTGTTGATTCTATTAAGGAAGCCGGTGTTAGGCTAGGTTGTCAGATGCCGTTGGATGGTGAGTACAAGATTGGAATTAATTGGTGGGATTGTCACTAGGAGGAAATATGAAACTTACTATTTATATTGCTGGCCCTATGAGAGGGTACGTAAATAACAATCACGATGAGTTTGATAGAGCAGAAGAAGAGTTAGATAAGAAAAACATTTGGAAACCTGTCAACCCAGCACGGGTAGATCGGGAAGAGGGTGTGGATCCAGCTAACGATATGACAAAGCTTGAGCTTAAGAGTGCCTTGAAGAGAGATGTAGATCTTATCTTTGACTGTGACTGTATGTATATGCTTACAGGCTGGGCCAAGAGTGAAGGCGCACGAATGGAGCATGCACTTGCTACCGCTTTAGGTATGAGTGTGTACTATCAATGATTTTATTAGATGTGTATGTAGTCTTTCATACTTTGGAAGATGATTGGTATTCTAGGTTAATTACAAGATTAACCAAGACACCCACCAATCACTGTGGTATAATGGTTTCACCGCAGGGAAGTTCACCTGTTTACTACTTGACTAGGGTTGATAAGCCCATGAAAGCAGCAGACGGAAAGGCTTACCTAAGATTAAAACCACCTCAAAGTATTTACTACATAGGGTCAACAGCTAAGCAACAACGTAAGGTATTAGACCTTAAGAAAAGTTACATCATTCGCCCATGGAAAATACTCCTATGGTATTTTGTGACCCGGTTTATTTACCCGCCTTGGAAACCGCAAAGCTGTTCTATGTTTAGTTGTAAGTTACTCCAGTCTATGGGGTTTAACATTAAGACTCATATGCGTCCAGATGATTTATTAAAGGAGCTCAAAAATGCAGATAATTATGTTGAGCGGCAAGGCAAGAGTTGGGAAGACTTACTTAGCACAAAAGATTGCTGAGTATAGTTTTAATATGGGGCAGCTCCCTGTCCTTCTCTCCCTTGCGGATGGCATCAAGGATGCTGCCCTTGAACAGGGGCTTACAAAAGAAGAACATCCAAAAGAATACCGAGAGTTTTGTCAAAAGTATGGAGTAGAAAAGAGAAAAGAGGATCCAGACTATTGGGTTGGGGTTCTTCGAAATAAGATAAATGCACAACGTGTGCAAGAAGTAGAAGCATTGGAACAAGACCACCCTCATTGGGAGCGTGTCATTATTATAGATGATGTCCGCTTTATGAATGAGGTAGCCTTTGGCCGTGAGTGTGGAGCTACTCAGATCTTTATCTCTTCTGGAACTAGAACCTTAATTGACTCTGATGCTGAATGGCGTAACCATGAGTCGGAAACACTAGCTAATAATGTAGAAGCAGAAGAAAAGGATTACGAAGAGATCTTTCAATACTTAATTGTAAACGAAGGGAATCAAGAAGAGTTCTTAGATTCTGTAGAACCATGGATTGGTGTGTGGTGTGGTATTGAAAACCCTAACTTAGGTACAGATGAGGATTGTAGCTGCGCTATCTGTACCGCAAGAAGAAGTGGGGAACCCGCAGCTAAGTATGAAGTAATGGATGACTTCCTCAGGCTTTTAATCGAAGCGTTAGAGGAGGATGAAGATGAAGATACCAAATAAAGTTATGCTGGATGGAGACATCCTTATCTACAGAGCAGCTTTCTGGGCTGACTCTGAAGGTATTGATTGTCTAGAGGATAGACTGCGAGATGACATTCGTAAGTGGACCCCTCCTACTATCAAGAGTTGGACTGATCCCGAAGTAGTTGTCGCTTTCTCTGATACGAGGAGTAACAACTACCGAAGGGATTGTTGGCCTTTATATAAAGCTAACAGAGATTCAGTAGCACGACCTGAATGTTTAGACATTGCTAAGGAAGTTCTAATTGACTGCTGTACCCCCATATGGGAGGATCGACTGGAAGCAGATGATCTTTTAGGTATAGCTGCCTCGTCTGGAGACGCAATTGCTGTGACTGTAGACAAGGATCTGTGTGGTGTACCGGGCTGGCATTGGAATCCAGACAAACAAAAGATTCCTAATCTTATTACCGAGGAAGAAGCCCATGAGTTTTTCTGCATCCAATGGATGACAGGAGATCGAATCGATGGACTCCCCGGACTGTGGAGAGTAGGGCCTAAGAAGGCTAAGAAGTTCTTAGACTCTCTTGAACCAGAAGAATGGGAACCCGCAATCATTGAGCGGTATCGTGAAGAGACTCGCCCCGAGAGTAAGGAAGTGGACATGGAAGCAGAAGACTTTGCTCTTGCTATGGCACGTTGCATCCGCATCCTACATGAGGGTGAGTATGATTTAGAAACTAAAACCTTTAACCTATATGACTTTTCCCAGTATTTATAATTGGGTTAACTAGAAGATCAAGGAGATATTATGGATAACTTTCAGCAATTTATCGTGACCAGTCGCTATTGCCGCTGGCTTGATGATGAGGGCCGACGCGAAACGTGGGATGAATGTATTGATAGGTACTTTGATTACCTCTCTACCCGCTTTCCAGAATTAAACAAAGAAGATAAGGAGATGGTTACGCTTAATGCTGCCGTCAAGGAACTCAAGGTTTTCCCCAGTATGAGAGCTTTGATGACCGCAGGTCCTGCTGCTGATGTAGATGATGTTTGTACTTACAACTGTTCGTACCTCCCTATTGATAGGATCTCAGCCTTTAGTGATGTCTTGTACATCCTGTGCTGTGGTACTGGGGTGGGGTTCTCTTGTGAACAAAAGGAAGTGGAGAAGCTTCCTGTGATTCCCGAGAAGATTACACGAGTGGAAGACAAGTACATTGTGGTCGATGATTCTAGAGTAGGGTGGGCTAATGCCTACCGTCAGCTCTTGGAATCGCTGTATGATGGTGTCCACCCGACATGGGATACTTCGCGCATCCGGCCCGCTGGCGCAAGACTTAAGACTTTCGGAGGCCGCTCGTCGGGACCGGCTCCATTAGAAAGGCTCTTCCGTTTCATAGTGAATACATTTACGAAAGCTAGTGGTAGAAGACTGACATCCCTTGAAGTACATGATATCGTCTGCCTGACAGGCGAGGTTGTCATTGCTGGTGCTGTCCGTAGGTCAGCCCTCATTAGCCTTTCGGATCTGTATGACCGGGAGATGGCTATGGCTAAGTCAGGTCCTTGGTGGGAAACCTCAGGACATCGGAGCCTTGCGAACAACTCCGCTGTTTATGACTCACGCCCTACTCTTAGCACTTTCATGCAAGAGTGGTCCAGTCTGTATGATTCTCATTCAGGCGAACGAGGTATCTGTAACCGAGAAGCTATGGCTACCCTTGCTGCCAAAGCGGGCCGGAAAACCGAAGGGATTAACTTCGGTACAAATCCTTGTAGTGAGATTATCTTAAGGCCTCAGCAGTTCTGTAACCTTACAGAAGTTGTGCTTAAGCCTGAGGATACCTATGCTGACATTGCTGCTAAGGTACGAATGGCTACCATCCTTGGTACTATTCAATCGAAGTTTACTAACTTCACCTACCTTGGTAGTAACTGGAAGGATAACTGTGAGGAGGAACGTCTCCTTGGAGTATCGTTTACTGGTATCTATGATAACAAGCTTATGTCAGGACAAGATGGCTTAGGTCTCCTTAGGTTTACCCTTAAGGATCTTAAGCAGATCGCTAAGGAAACTAACCTTGAGTGGTCTAAGAAGTTAGGCATCAATCCAAGTAAGTCTATTACTTGTTGTAAGCCTAGTGGTACTACCTCGTGTGTTGCTAACACATCCTCAGGTATTCACCCTCGCTTCTCTGAGTTCTACATTAGGCGTGTCCGTGTGGATATTAAGGATCCTATGTGTGAGTTTATGATTAACCAAGGTATCCCTCATGAGCCTTGTGTTATGAGACCTCAGAATACTATGGTATTTTCCTTCCCAATGAAGGCTCCTAAGGGGACCATCACTCAGGATGATCACAATGCAATGGATCACCTTGAGCTGTGGAAGGAATACCAACTTCACTGGTGTGAACACAAGCCGTCCGTGACTGTCACCTATACAGATGACAACTTTATGGAGATGGGTCAGTGGGTCTGGGATAATTGGGATATCATTTCAGGTATCTCTTTCCTGCCTAAGCAAGATCATTGTTATGATCAAGCACCCTTTGAAAAGATGGATGCTATGGGTTACAACCAACTACGAATGAAGATGCCTGAGTTTATTGATTGGGCTGAGCTTCAGGAATATGAAAAGACAGATCATACAGTATCTTCTGCCACGCTTGCGTGCAGTGGGGGATCGTGTGAGCTGATAGATTTAACGGAGGAATCCAATGAATAGAATGGAAATGATGAGAGTTAAGGCTCAGCTTGGTTCTGAGATTAGTAAGACTGAGACATTACAAATGTTTAGTGAGCTCAATGATCGAATAGAAAGACTGGAGAATCTCTATGCAGAATTGGCCCAGAGTAGACGAGGAGCTAGTAAAAAGACTGGAAAGTCTGTATCCTCTGATGGAGTATCAGGGGGAAATGACAAGTGAACAGTTTACCAGAGAAGCTGCTAAGAGAGATGGACAACGTGAGGTTGTTAGTAAACTAAGATTAATTAATGAAAGCCAGATTAAGGGGTAAGACCATGGCCGATATGATGATGCCTGAAGGAATGCCAATGGATCCAATGATGGGTGGAGGAGCGCCTCCCCCCGGAGGAATGCCAATGGATCCTATGATGGGTGGTGGAATGCCACCTATGGATATGATGCCACCACCAGAAGGGGAAGCTCCCATGGAACCTATGGGAGAAGAACTTGCAGAGGAAGGCAGAAACGGCGATCAGATTGTCGGCCATCTTACCCCCGGCGAAATAGTAATCCCTGTGGATATCCAAGATGAAGAACTTATGTCTCTCTTAGATGAATTCTTTGCAGAGAATGGGTTGTCAATGGGGCAATACACAGTAGGAAATGAAGAGAACTCAGTCAACCCTGAAACAGGGATGCCTGAGTTCTTTTTAGGGGGTCTCTTAGGACTCGGTGGTGGTGGTGGTGACCCTCGTAGGACGTATGCTCGTAAGGGCAGTTACTATGGTTATTCGGGAGCTGAAAAGCCTATGGCTGGTATGGCTAGAGGTGGGGCTTTTAAGGCTACTCAAGAAGACTATGATGCGTTCGATGTTTACATGACTAATTATAAACAGAACAGATCTATTGAAGATCGAAAGATTAAGGAACTTACAAGTGGGTTTGGGACAATGACAAATGTTATGAAGATGGCCCTTAATAACTCTGGCTACGAGCACTACTCGTTTAACAACGACCCTGACTTTCAAGCATACAAGGAAGACTTTAAGAAGTATGGTTATCTTATGAGAAACAATAAGTACTCTTCTGGCTATGATTCTTTAACTCCTTATCAAAGACAAGGGGCGTACAAACATGGGGAAAAATACCAAGAATCTTGGGACTCTATGGATAAGAATCAGAAGAGAGAGATCTTTGAAGACTATATGAATACTCTTAAGAAAGATCGAGATGCTCCCTATACTGGTTCTTATGCTGGAGCTGGAGGAGCCTACGGTAGTCGTAAGGGTACTGCTTATGTTAGTCTTAGGGATGAGCAAAGAGAAGCAGACTTTGCTAGTTTTGAAGCTGCTCAACAAGCTGAGCAAGATCAATATCTTGAACAGCTCCAGATGCAGTTAGAAGCAGAAAGAGAAAGAGCTGCTGCTGCACGTAAAGAAGCATTGTCTAGAGAAGCTAGAGTGGCAAGGTTGCAGTCTAATAGTAAGGGGTCTACTCCAACTACTGCTGCCTCTGAAGGAGCCGCAGGATCTGTTGCTGATCCTCGGAGTATGATTTCCCGTAGTTACAGTAGACGAGCGTCTTATGGCGGGGGCGGAACAGTATCTGGATTCAGGGCTAGTGGTAGTTCTGATCGACCTTTATAGGGGGAATTAATTATGGCTGGCTCATCAGGGGGGTATACCCCACCAAAGGATAACACAGCAGAGATGATGCTTTTGTTTCAACAGCAGACAGAGGATCAAGAGCGTAGGTTCCGAGCAATGGAATCAGCTCGAATGGATAGTATGATGCAGATGGAACAACTTCGATTAGCGCATGAAGAGAAGATGCGTGAAGCTACCAAGCGATCTGAAATGGAAGCAGAGCGTTTGCTTCGAGAGGATACGGAAGATGTAGCCGAAGAAGCAGAATCTATTTACCAAGAGCAAGATGTGGATACCGAAGAAGGTATTACAATTGACTGGATGACAGCACTCCAGCAAGGCCTTCAGGGTGAACAGTACCCTGAATAAGGAGGATTAATATATGTCAATGGCTGAAACTACCATAAGAGAAAGATTTAAAACTCTAGATAGCCTTAGACATTCTAAGATGGAAAGAGCTAGGTATTGTGCTACACTCACAGTCCCATCTCTCCTCCCTCCTGAAGGCTGGACTGAAGAGATGTCCTTGAATACTCCGTATTCTTCCGTAGCATCAAGAGGTGTTACTTCTATGGCAAGTAGAATTCTTTCTGCTCTGTTGCCTCTTAATGATACTCCGTTCTTTAGATTTGAATTAAGGAATGGAATGAATCCAGATCAAGAAACAACAGAGTTTTTAGAATCTGTTTCGTATCAGGTTTATAATAAATTATCTTCTAAGAATTTAAGGGAGACCTTGTTCTTAGCATTACAACATTTAATAGTATGTGGAGATTGTCTTCTTATTCAAGAGGATAATCTTAATTTTCGGATCTTACGGCTAGACCAATACGTAGTCAGAAGGAATGTTGAAGGCGATGTTCAAGAAATTATCCATCTCGAATACACTACCAAACCTAATGATGAAGATGCTAATGCTTATTATTACACCTCGATTGATGATATGTCTCGTAAGGGATACGATACAATCTTTTGTCGTATGACAAAGGAAGATGAAGGGTGGTCTGTTGTCAAGGAAGATGAGGACGGTAACGTAGTAGACAGCGGTGAGTACTTGGTTAGTCCCTACATTCCTCTGCGTTGGTCAGGGGTAGCAGGGGAGAACTACGGTCGCTCCCACTGTGAAGATATTATCGGTGACATTCAAGCTCTTGAGTCTTATACTGAGGCTGGCATGGAGGGTATGGCTGCTGGTTCTGCGTTTTGGATTGGCATTGATCCAGCAGGTTTAACAGAGATTGATGACGTAGCTCTTGCTCAGAACGGGAGCTTTGTCCCCGCTCGGGCTGGAGATGTCTTTACTATTACCCCATCAGGTCAGATGAACAACCAGATCCAGTCAGCTCAGGCAGCTATTGAAATGATGCGACGAGAGATT